AGAGCTTACGACGACATTATCCAGGCTGCCACCGTAGAAATGGCCGCATCCATGGCTCAGTCCGAAGAGAAGCTCATCCGCAATGGCCTTCTCGCCGGAACTAATGTCGTCTATTGTGACAACATTGATCCTGTTACCAAAGAAGTATTCTCGACTCCGACATCTTGCGTAGAAATGCAGGCTGACACGGCTACAGAAATCGCTTCTGTAAGTATGATCTCCACTGGGCTTTCTGCTTCGGTGAACGCAGAAACTTTTGGGACGGCCGTTTCCCGTATTTCCGGTAGATATCAGTTTAGCTACAATGGATCTGCATGGTCACTTCCGGGCGTGGGAACTGTCAACCTTGCCAACTATGGCATTAGCCTTACCGGGACTCCCACTGCATCCTCTTATGTATATATCAATTATTCCGCCTCCGGGCTCATGTCCATGCTGACACCGTCTATAATTGCCAAGGTTGTTACCCACCTCAAGAAAAACCTGGCACCGCCGGCCGCCGGAAACTATTTTATCGCTATCATCCATCCTTCCGTCGCACACGATCTCCGGAACTGCCCGGAGTGGATCGACCTTCACAAGTATGATGCCTCCCGTGAGATCTTTTCCGGTGAAATCGGAGAACTCCACGGAGTGCGATTCATAGAAGATCCCTATGCTCCTGTGCTGGGCAAGGCGGCCCTGAATCCTGCCAACGACGATGAGTATGTGAACGCGAACAGATCCAGGACCTACGCCACCTACTTCTTTGGACTCGACGCCTTTGCGATCATTGATCCGGAAGGCGATTCTCCCGGAGACAATGCCGGCATGATCGTGCATGATAAGCACGACATCGGAGGACCTCTGGACCAGTTCAGCACCATCGGTTATAAGTTCGAGACCAATGGCGCCACCATCCTCTATCCCGAGCGCATTGTGCGTGTCATGTCCTGCAGCAGCTACAGCGCTTTGGATTCCGTTAACTAATTAAACCTATAGGGAGGGGCTCAATCCCCTCCCTAACCTAAAAGGAGGAAACTATGGCAAAAAATACTGGCAAAGAAGCCAACACAGTTGTTGATGAACATCCGGATTGGGTCGAAGTACGCGCACCGAGAGGAGCGGATACCTATATCTCTGTCAACCTGCATTCCTTTATTCTTCCTGCCGGGAAAGTCAGCAGAGTCCCGCAGTATATTGCTGATGAATTCTACAGGTCCCAGGAGGCAATTGCCAGATTCGACGAAGAGGCGGAGACGCTCAAACTGCGTGAAAACGTATGACCATCTCTCAGATCATTACGAAAGTCAATGATCTTGAACCGAATCAGTACAGCACGAATCAGAAGATGGCCTGGCTGACACAGCTGGACGGTCAGATCTTTGACGAGCTGATCCTGACCCATGAACATGAGGACGGGATCACTTTCACGGCTTACTCAGCCGAAACTGACGAGCTCCTGGTGCCGTTCCCCTACGGGGAAGATGTGTACGTCAACTATCTCAAGGCCAGGATCGCTGAAGCCAACCATGAAGTGGTGAAGTACAACGGATCCATGACGCTGTTCAACACAGCCTATCAGAACTATTCCTTCTACTACAACCGCAACGTCATGCCGCTTCCGCGGTCCACCAGGTTTTATTTCTGAAGGAGGGATAATATGCCCTATCTTCCGCCCCTATCGCCGTCCTCCCAGAGCAGGGACATGACGGAGATTTTCCAGGGGTATAACCACAATTACAAAATTGGCTCCGGCGAATTCTTCTTCACTCAGAATCTGACGAACGACTATTATCCGCTTCTTTCCACCAGGAAGAAACGCGGGATTGTACGTCAGCTGACAGATGCTCAGGGCCTTATCTCCAAGGATGCCGCTGCCTATGTTGACAGCGGCACTTTGTATATAAACGGAGTGGCTACACCAGTGACCGGCCTTTCCTCCGGTATCGTGCAGCTGGTAGGCATGGGCGCCTACATCTGCATCTTCCCGGACAAGGTCTACTACAACACCGAGGATCCCTCCGATTACGGCAGCATGGAGGAGCACTATGCCAATGCCCAGGACGGAGCTGAAGCGGCGATCACCTACCAGGCCTGTGCTTCTGACGGCACTCTCTACGGAGACAGGACCGTTTCCGCAACGGAGCCGGCGAATCCCTCCAACGGTCAGGTCTGGGTGGACTCCGGGTCCGGGACCTACTACGAATACTCTTCTGTGCAGATGCAGTGGGTGGAGATCATGACGGTCTTCACCAAGATCACATTCTCCACACAGGGACAGCTGGACGTGAAGGACTACGACGGCGTGACCATCTCCGGAGCCGCCTTCGATGATCTGAACGGTGAAAAGATCATCTATGCGCATGGTGGTGAAGCTGGCTCTGAGAATGACTGGATCGTGGTCGTAGGTCTCCTGGCGGAAGACGTCACCCTGGACGGCCGGATCACCGTGGACCGGAACGTCCCGGACATGAACTACGTCTGTGAAGCTCAGAACCGGCTCTGGGGCTGCTTCTATGGGAACGACGGATCCCAGAACCTGAACGAAATCTACTGCTGTGCCCTGGGTGACTTCAAAAACTGGAACCAGTTCATGGGCGTCAGTACCGACAGCTGGGTTGCTTCCATTGGATCTGACGGAGTGTGGACCGGCGCCATCAACTATCTGGGCTATCCCACCTTTTTCAAGGAGAATGTGATCCACCGGATAGTGATCTCTCCGGAAGGAGCTCACCGGGTCGTTGAGACTGAATGCCGCGGCGTCCAGGAAGGAAGCTGGCGTTCCCTGGCTATCGTGGGAGAGACCCTCTACTACAAGAGCCGCACAGACATCTGCGCTTACCAGGGAGGATTCCCCACAGGAGTTTCCGACGCCCTGGGAGATCTGAAATACTACGATGCCGTGGCCGGCGCCTTCGATGGTAAATACTACATCAGCATGCTGGGTGCAGATGAGAACCCGCACCTGTTCGTGTTCGATACGGAGAAGGGCTTCTGGATCCGGGAAGATGGTCTGCGTGCCGAGGCTTTCTGCTCCCTGGGAGATGATCTGTACTGCATCGATTCTCAGAACCGTCTGATGGCCATGCACGGAGCCGAAGGGACGCAGGAAGGGGACTTCCAATGGATCGCGGAGTCCGGCATCCTCTACTACGCTTACCCCGACATGAAGTATACCAACAGGTACAACTTCCGCCTGAAGTGCACCGGGACGATCCAGTTTTTCATCGAGTATGATTCCTCCGGAGAATGGATCTCCTGCGGCACGATCAGTTCCACCGGGACCGATACGGTCACTCTCCCTGTACGCCCGAGACGCTGCGATCATATGCGGATCCGCATGGTAGGCACCGGAGATGTTAAGCTCTACAGCATTGCCAGGATCCTGGAGATTGGAAGTGATTACTGATGACCGGCCATGAACTTCCTCCGATCCTGAAGGGGAGCGAACAGGAACAGCTGGTAGCCATGAGGGACTATCTGGTCCGCCTGGCTCAGAGCCTGGATGCAGTGTCCGCTGATACCACCGCTATTGTGCAGACAAAAGCCGGCAGCGCAGCTCCGAGCGGGGCTGGCAAGCCGGCTTCCAATGCAGCTTCCCTGGATGATCTGAAGCGCCAGGCAACTCTGCTGAAGAGCCTGATCGTGAAGACTGCGGATCAGATCGTCGAGACTGCAGAAGGCACCTATGTCCACTCCGACAGCTTCGGAGACTACTACGAAGATATTGAAAGCAAGGTCCAGGAAACTGCCAGGGCCACTATCGAGACCTATGATCTGACCGAGATCGTTTCCGGAATCGTCGGGCTGGATAAGATCCAGAGCTTCATGACGCTGGTGGATGGTGAGATCCGACGCGGCGTCATCCTGGATCCTACAACCGGCCAGGATGCAATCGGCATTGCAATCTCGCAGCACATGTCATTCTATGCGGACGACGATCCGGATCCCAGTCACCAGCCCGTTACCGGGCAGGATGGGCAGACCTACTATCGGATCCAGGACCAGCAGACATTCGGATTCTACACCAGCACCGGCTGGCAGTTCTGGATCAACGGTCAGAAGGTGGGCTGGTTCGACAGTACCGCTGCTGACGGGGCTCTGCACATTTCCTCCGCTGTCATTGAGAATCATGTCCAGATGGGCGACAGCTGGATGCTGGACATTACCGACAATGGAGAAGGCATAGGTTTCCGGTACATAGGAGCTTGATCTATGGCAACATATCTCATTCAAAATGGTGTTAATAAAAGAAGCACCACATGGGTAGACCAGCGAAGCAAACATAACGGTGGTGGC